ATGATGGTACTGCCGGTGATCAACACAGACGCCAGCAAGCATGAGAAAGAACAGATAAGCCGTACTGTTCAGGAAATGTTTGAAGAGGCAGACACATGGATAGTAAGTGAGTAACGTGTTTACAGCATATCCTTGTATGCATTTTCTTACTTAAGCCCAATCAAAATTAATAACATCAGGTATAATTAGAATTTCATTAATTATACCTGATGTGCATTTTAACGGAGCGGCAGTAAACAGTAATACCATAACGTAATTATTTCAGCTCTACTTAACAAAGTATAAAAACCCAGCATGTTACTTTGGAGGTTGTTACAGACACCTTGCAACTTATTTGCTATCCTCCCTCGAATGGCTATAACGCTGGACAGACATTTGATGTAACGTGTACTCGAAAATGTTTGAAATCGTTACTTTATTTAATATGGCAATGACAAATGAAAACCATATCTATAATTACTTTTTTACTTTCAAAAAAAAGCAAACCATTAAAACAGATGTGGAGAGATGAGATAACCCCAAAGGGAAAAATAACTCCATTACGCCTATTAATCGCTCATAGATGCCGGACTCGCCATTTTTTAATGTGGTGGAGACTCGCGAATCAAATGTATATCCATGGTAATAAATCTCAGAAACGAGCCGCGAAAAAAATAAACTGGGCACTACAATTCAAATACGCATCAGAGATAGGTTTAAGAGCCTCCATTGGTAAAAAACCGAATTTTGTACATCTAACAGGTGTTGTTATCTCTGATGCAGTAAGAATAGGCAATAATGCCATTATACATCAAAATGTTACAATAGGCGTCAGGGATGATGATGATCACTCCGTAGCAACTATAGGTAATAACGTAACTATTGGCGCAAATTCTTGCATTATTGGCGGTGTTATTATTGGTGATAATGTTAAAATTGGAGCCATGTCCATGGTATTATCAAATATAGATAATGACTCCACATACATTTGTAAAATCCAGCCTGTAATATTTCAGAATAAATGTATTCAAAACTGAAATAACTGCTCTTACTTCTCTAAGCTGGTTGTTCTGGCCAGCTAATATCTGACGCATCATCTGGCTTAATACGATTAATCAGGACCCTATATTTTTTCCACGCCAGTAAAAGCGCTGTTTCCGCATCGGTTGCAATGCCCAGATCAACAGCATCCTGAAGCGGTCCGATTTTTGATGTGGCAAATGTCAGAAGGCTGTCTTTTTGCTGCGTCAAAAGAGTAATCATCGCCGTTTTTTCTGCTTCAGTATCATGCACCCATTTTTTCCCGTCCCACTTAACAAATTGACCTTCAGGTGCAACAGTAACAACACCATCAGGCAAGTTCCCCAACTGGCTAATCGTGGTGGCATTCCCTGTATGTATGTCGTAAACCGTTTTTCCTCGATGGTCTTCAACAACCGTCCACTTACCTGACTCAAAATTAAAAACAGCAACAAAGCCATCAGATGCTGAAGGTGGTGCAATATCAGTACTGTAAGCGGGTAGCCCCGTATTTGCCGGGATATACCCATCTCCTTTACCGATAAATTCATTCGTGGAAGATGAAAGATTATAGATAGTAATAACTCGATCTTTATCAGTCATTTTAAAAGCCATTAGGCAAGCCTCACTAAGTAGTTAAATGCTGTATTTTTTACGGTGTTTTCTGTATTACCCGCAGCGTTAACCGTAATTGCGTGATTATGTGATCCCAACACTACGTTATGGATATGGGCTCCGATACCAACAGTATGTGTATGAGCGCCTATGCCAACAGTGTGTGTATGCGCACCGGCAGACTCGATAGTATCTGTGGCCCATGAACTGGTTGCCCCGGCATTGGCTGTTACCGTTGTAGACCCTCCACCACCGTACGCAATTTTTGTTCGGTGACTATGAGCTCCTGCATTGCTTGTTGTTTTAGTTCCATAATCAAATGATGACGATGTTTTAGTACCGTAGTCAAATGACGTTGTCGCTTTTGTCCCAAGGTCAGTATTTGCAGCAGAGGCACTATGACTATGCGATTTAATTCCATCCAGCTCTTGTGACAACACAGCGCGGCCGCTGTCGGGTTTACCTTTAATCGTCTGGCCGCGCATATCAGGGATAATCCCAGAGGGATAAGCTATAGCAAGCAGCGGATAAGATGACTTATTAAAATTTTGCCCCTGCATACGTGCATAACCAGCCGGTATTGTGTCTGAGGGCCAGGGTATTGGCGATCCAACTGGGTAGGCTTCTGGTGGTGGGTTATTAACTGAGTACAGAGGATCCCAATCAGACCATGTATTTACTGAATACAATGCTCGGACATATTTAACAACGGGATTAAATGTTGTGTATTCCTGGATTGTTCTGTTATCTGAACCCTGGCTAACCCGCAGAACGCCACCACTGTTTACAGGGAAATTTTTTGCGGAGGCTCCGGGATTAATAGTGCTGAATGTTGCGACCATACCTACATAATCATTCAAGTTGCAATTTTCAGGCAGCACTATGCTGATGCCGTTTCCCATCCAACCAACAGCTGGCAGACGTCCTGCCGTTTTATCTGTTGCCGATGTGGTAACGTCGGTAATTTGCAATGCGTTAGCCGCTCGATTTATCGTCTCAACCAAACCGAGGTTTTGTAGAAATAATGCAACATTCGGAATGTCACCACCGTTCCGGTCTTTAGCCAGTCTCGCATTCGCATTATCCATGGCGATTTTAACTGCGTAAGGTGTGGCTGCCTGAGTTTCACTGGTGTTATTCACCGCACTATTAAGTTGTACAAGACCCTTTCGTTGTGTCGTGCCATCAAGGACACCAATGGACTCACGCGATGTTTTTTGTGCTTCCGCGCCACGAGCTTTTATCTCTTTCAGGTTCTGGTCAATGCGCAGGAATAACCCGTCGCCTGTTGCAACATTCAGCGTGATATTTGAAGTGTCTGATACCGCGAGGCGAAACTGCATATTAACGCTGACACCACCAACCGGCTTATCGATCGATGGGCAGTTTGCCACCGCGTAAAGCTCTCCGGCGTCAGTCATTAAACCGACTTCGCGAACGGTGAATCCACCAACCCCGGTCGGCAGAACGATTTTCGCCATTAACTGCGTGGACTGCTCCGGGGACACCACCAGCTCAGCGATATCTCCCCGGAACGTTTCATTGATTAACCGGATTTGTGCCGGATCGGGTTTGACCTGCTTGCCATTACTGTCACCCACCACAAAGTGAGTCAGTACAATCAGGCGACCACTGGCCAGCGCCTCCGCCTCCAGTTCTTTACCCCGGTTAGTGATAATTGAGTAGTAATCAGCCATGAGATTCCCCGGCAAAAATGTCCACATCGATATGCGCTGTTGTCGCACCCGAAATATAAAAAGCCCCGTCCATACCCACATTCGCCATCACATCAATTTTGCTCAGATAGCTGCGCAGGTTCTTGGCCCGATCGGTGAGCTGGCGGATCTGATGATAGAGAGCGTCGCTGACCCCCTCGCTGCTCTGTACTTCGATCCGGAAGGTGTAAGGTTCAGCGCGTGGGGTGTCTTCCCACCACTCAACCACGGTCGTGGGCAGGTTGACTGACCCGAGAGAACGGCGTACCGCCCCGGCCGTTCCTCTGTGCTGATGCACATACGCAGCATCTTTTATCACCTGACGCTTCTGCGCCTCAGTCCAGCCGTCATCCCAGAAATCAACGGCATGCTCCCAGGCCAGCCAGGGCAGAAGATGCTCCGGGCAGATGTCAGGATTTTTGGACTTTCGTACCATATTGGTATCGAGGGTGGCGATTTGCTCAGCGCTGGCCTGCTCCTGCGCCCGCTCTTCATGAAATGCGCCAGGAGGAAGCAGAGATCGAAACTTAGCTGTCATTGCTGCTTACCTCCCTGCGGGTGACATTAATGGCTGTACACCACGGGGCTTTACCTGCTTCCGCTTCCAGATCTGCCACCGGAGAAATCAGCCTTACCCGGACCACGCCGGATTGCTGCAGCGAGGCATAAATGGCGGACAGCGGGATAACGGTTTTAATCCGATGGGAAAGCGTGGTGTATGACCGTAAAACATCGATGGCATTATTCAGCACAGTACTGGCGTCCGGTCCTTCCGGGATCTCCAGCTCAGCCGTAACGGCATAGTTTGCAATCGTGGCGCTTTTAACCGTCACGTAGTCCGTTAACGGGCGGATTTCATCCGCATTCAGTGTACTGTTAACCTTATCAAGCAGGGGTTGCCCCGCCGTTCCATCCCCGGTACGGGACAGGACATAGACATCAACGTAGCCGGGCCGGTTATGGGTTTCCGGCCCATAGGCATCGGCATCCAGAACATCCGTATCGGCAGATTTCGCATGAAAGCGATATGCGTTACGCGCGCCTGCTGTATTCAGTTGCGCCCATGAAAGCTGGATACGTTCGCGAAATGCCGCATCGTCTTCCAGTTCAGGCTCCACGGGCGGAATGGCAAGCGGATCGCCAGGCTTAATCACCTGCCGTTTAACGTTGAATGCGGCACCTAGCTGGTCAAGGTCAGCCTCTTTTGCACTCGCGAGAAATACCGCCCGCACAGCATCATTAACCCGCTGAAAAGCCAGCGTCAGCTGGTAGGCATTCACCTCCCCCTGTTTAAACGTCGGATCGGATTCCACCAGCGCATCAAACTGCTTATCTAGTTCCCTCAGGCGCGCCAGCCACCGGGTGAATATTTCATTCGCATCCGGCACCACAATGGCATCCGGTACGTCCAGTTCGGACAGGTTGATCACGTCATAGCTGCTTGCCATAAATCGTTATGTCTCCCGTTCTGACAGGTAAATTGGTTTCCTTGTTGATCCCCTCGATATCCAGCACACAGCCGGACTCCCCTTCAGGAAAGGAAACAAGCACACGTGTTACCTTCAGCCGCGTCTCCCACCGTGCCAGTGCGGTCGCAGACGCAGCGATTATTTGTAGTCTGGTAAAATCATCCCGGGGGTTATCCACCAGCGAAAACAGATCACTGCCATAGTCCCGGACAAGAACCCGGCTCCCGATGGGCGTGGTCAGTATGTCGCTGACGGACTGGCGCAAATGGGCGACGCCGGACAGGCGTTTTCCGGTCCGGTTGTTTACACCGTTCATGATTAAATTCCGTTACTGAGTCGCCGGATGGCGGGAGGGTTAACCGAAGTAGGACGGGCCTTTTTTGTCCTGCTTTTCTGATTTTTTCGAAGCCGCTGCGGGTTTACGAATATCCACGACAAGGTTGTAGGTGTAGCTGAATCCTGCGGACGTCAGAGAAAAGACCAGAGACTCAACCACCCAGGCCCGATCCTCACGGGAGCCAAAACCGGAAGTCGTCACACTTGCTTCTGCAGTCAGCGGAACATGTTTAGGACGACATGGCCCCGTGAGCGTCATTTTCTGCTCGTTACGCTTCGCCTGTGTTTTCCTGGAGTTTGCCTGTTGCTCGGCGGTGTTTTTCTCCGACTGGGTATAGGGATTGGTCATCGCCGGGCCATCATGTTCAACGGAGGAAGTCTTTGTCGTGCCGTCCTCCTCGTCGTAATAACGCACACCGATTTTCTCTTTGGCTTTACCTCCGCTCCCCGTAGCTTTCCCCGTCGAACTCCCCCGCTCACCTTCACTGTAGGACCAGTTTGATACTTCATCCGGTGTGATGGTGATCCCGCCAGTCTGTTTTCCTGAAGCCGTTGCCGTGGCCCCTTGCTGTAAAAAAAGCCAGTAGCCTCCTGATGGTTTGCTCACTGCATTGTAGTTACGTGCAAGCCTTGCGAGCAGGTTGGCATCGGATTCCGCCACCTGATCGATGTGATTGATATAAATATCTTTCAGCGCGTCAGCCACGCGGGGAATAAGCCCGTTATCGGTGGCCACGGTTTTGACAATATCGGCAAGGCGAAGGTTATCCCAGCTCCGGGTTTTCTGGCTTGTCACATCTCCGGGTTGTTTCTGGGCGTTCATCGGCGCGGCGGTCGCATAAAGCTCAATACGCCTCGGCGGGCCGCTGCTCGAGACACCACTGACAACAAACCAGCCTTTATCGATCAGCTGGTCATTGAATCCCAGAGCGACCCGAAGCCGGGCACCTTTGGTGGGAAGCGCCAGTGTTTCAGAGATGAGGCTGATTTTCAGTTCATCGGCTTTTGCTGTTGCCCCACCATAATCCGTCAGGGTCAGTTCACTCAGGCATTGTTGCAGCACCCGGGTTATATCTTTCCCTTCGGCCTGAATGCTGAAGGCCGGCGCATATTCCGGCATCGCTGTCTGATCTGCCATATCAATCCCATAAGCTGAATGGCGATTCCGCCACGGGCGTCACCAGGTCCGGCAGTGTAATGTACAGGCCGGAAGGATACATAGCTCCCTGATCCGCCAGCCCCTGATTGGCTTCAAGAACCTGAGTCACCGAGTCTGAAAGATTTTCAGTACCGTAATGCACGGCACAAATTGCATCCAGTACATCTCCGTCACGGGTTTGATAGATCGTCGGCATAGTGTTTTAGCGTCATCGTCCAGTTTTTGTTTCGGTGACCACCACCCGGTAAAAACTTACTCGTCGAGTCTGAAAAGTCGGTCACCACCCACCACCCCAGTACATCGCCTTCTCCGCTGACAAGCTGCTGCGGTTTCGCCTGATCGGCAAGATCAAATAAATCATTCACCCCTTCCACCCCTTTACGAAAAAAGGCGTGAGACTGCCCTTCGAGCCTGACAGTACGCCCGGGCTTTCCGGTGTACTGAAGAAGGTCCTGCTTGCCGATGCGTTCCTGTTCACTCCAGCGCCAGCTGGCCTCACGGGTGAGCTGATGATAAGCCGCTGTATCAATCGAAAAGGCGAAATTCCCCAGCATCATCATCACGCGGGCTTCCTGCCCCCCCCGTAATGCGCCTGCACTGCGCTGGCCGGAATCTTCAAATATCGGGATAATTTCACTCACCAGACAAGTCCCCCATCCAGAAGGCTGTTATCACCATTAAAGGCAGAATTGTTTTTCGTCACCGTGGTCACTTCATCGGCAATGGCTTTCTCATCCTGTCCCGGCGCAGCATTAATTTCGAAGTGGTATTCAAATTTGCGGTTATCAGTTATCTGCCGTGATGGCGGCTGCTTATCCAGTACATCCATTTTTTGAAGCAGGCTTTCCCAGTAACCGCCCGTGCTCTCGTCTTTCAAAATGACCGGCTCAGCAGGTGATCTGTTTGTTGTCGTAACATTCCTGTCCTGCTGAACGACGGGAAGAAGGGGATCATTCGGATACTTATCCCCTGCGCGGGCGCTTTCTCCTTCCCCCTGGCTGTCCGTCAGCCCTGATGGCTCTCTTTTCCACTGACTGGCAAACGTTACCGGCTCATGCGCGTAATTATCCCAGGTTCCGGCACTGCTTTCAGGGTCCTCTTTAACGGTTTGCGCTACATGATCCTTGTTTTGCTGTAGCGCCGCATTCCAGTTTAAAAGCGAGTCGCCACCTTCCTGTGACAGGTATTTATCAAGCGATTTGTTAAATGTCTCATCATCAGAATCAAAGCCAAACAGTCCCCGGGAGGATTCCCAGGAGTGTTTAACCTCTTGCGGCAGGTCAGGACGCTCTTTCAGTTGTTGGTCAAACCATTCCCCCTGTCCATTCTGGCTTGCCCTGAAACGAGCTCTTTCTACCCCATTTGCTGCAAGCGTTTTGAGGACGTCACGCTGGTCATTACGGTCATCCGGCAGCAACCAGGACAGTTTTTTAGCCAGCGCGTAAATAATTTTGCCGACAAAAACCACCCCTTGTCCGAACGACAGAACGCCGGGATAAAGGTCATTTCGCAGGAAAGTCACAATGCGCTTGATCCCGCCACCTTTGAACCAGTCGGCAAGATCATTCGTCAGGTTACGGATATCCGGCGCCAGTTCATTTCCCAGTTGACCGGAAATTTCGGCGACCGCAGAAGAGAAAACAGTGCGTAGATTATTGATAGCCTGATTACCGGCAACCGCCCCATCAGCTCCCTCTTTGGTCACAAGGTTGTAGCGCCGCTGTTCGTCCATCAGGTCGCGGTAGCTCCGGCCTGACTGCTTGATAAGCATCAGCAGTTTGCTCGCTTCCCCGCCAAAAAGAGAATCCAGTGCGAAGGAGGCTTTTGACTCGTCCTGAAGGCTGAGCGCCCGTTCAACAATTTTGTCGAACTGCGCCATATCGCTGAGCCCGGCAAAATCACCCGCTTTGAAACCGAGCGTTTCAAACGCATCCTGCAGCGAGCCCTGCTTACCGTTCTGTTTATACTCCCCGGATTTGTGCAGATACTCTTCAAAGAGATCGCCAATGTTTTCCGCATTCATGTCGTACTGCTTCGCCAGAGAATCCCAGGCATTAAACGTGGCCACGTCCACGCCGTAACTTTTTGCGACATTAGTACGGGTTGCCGTTTCAGCATTGGTGGCAGCTGGTGCTATCAGTGTGCCAAGAGCTGAAGCCACCACACCGCCACCGCCAATAGCCAGCCCGGACCCAAACATCCCGCCCACCTGCCCGGCGATCCCCAGACCGCGCCGGAACAGACCTTTACCGGCACCTTTGAATGCCTGAATGCGCTGTGCTTTTTGCATCTGTACATTCAGTTTCTGCTGCTCCGCCTCCGTTTTGCGGATTTCCCTGGAAACATCGGTATAGCGGCGCTTCAAATCCCCCAGACTTTCACCGGCCAGTTTGGCGCGCTTGATTTCTGCTGCCAGTCTGGTCTGGTCTTTTGTCAGTCGTTCAGACTGCTTTCCGACATCTTTCAGGCTTTTTTGCAGACCATCTGCAGATCGTTTCCATGAATTATCCAGGTTTCCGCCAAAGGTAATGACGGCCTTAAGGTTCTGGCTTATTCCGCCCATGGTTTATCGTCTCCAGTTCGTCAGTCAAAAAATCAGAGAAAGTGCTGAACGGCATATCGAGGTATTCCGCCATCGGAAAATGCAGTCGCCGCCCCAGAAATCTTATTGCCCGGAGGAGCCCGCCTTCGGTCGCTTCGCGGGCGGGAGCATAAAAACGTTAAAGGCATCCAGCAGCTGTGAATAATCTGCCGCCGTCATCAGCCAGAGATCCTGTTCACTGAGATTGCACAGCAGCGCAATCATTCGGGCTTCTTTCTCTTCTTCGTTGCCGCGGTCTTTGGCATGAGTGATGCGATCGCGAACCAGCGGTTCACGCATGGTGACTTCATCGATCACAACCCCGCTATCAAGTGATACGGGGGAATACAGTTTTATAACGCGGGTTTCACCAGGAAAGCTCATAGGATGCTCCATAAAAAAACGGCCCGCAGGCCGTTACAGTTGTGGAATAACAGTAAAATCAGAGACGCACTTTGGCAGCCAGGCCAGAAAGCACATCCACGCCATTCACCCGGCGGGCGAAACGCTCTGTGTCGATGGCAAACAGTTCGCGCCCGTCCAGTGACTGACGGTAGTAGCTGACGGCAATATCAACCGTCACGGCATTTTCGGAAAGCGTGTCCTTACTGCGCGCATCCGGCGTGACGGTCTGTACAAACCCCTCGATTTCCTCAACCGTACCGCGCGCAGTGCCGTTACCGAGATAGCCCTGATAAGCCGTAAAGCGTGAACGGCTGCCGCTGACAAAACCAAAGCTGGCCAGCATATCCGTATCTATCCCATAAAATTTAACCTGACAGGTCAGTGCTTCCATGCCGTCATCAACCGGGGTGGGCGCATCCTGTGCGCCGGTACGCAAATCCGTTTTAACAATAGCCAGAGACGGCGGCGTAAATTCATGCGCCCCCTGAATACGGATCCCCTGCCGGAAGAAGGTCCAGACGCGTAGTGTGTTTTTATCGCTCATGCTGCAAGCATCTCCTCAAGCGCATAGTTATTGTTCACCCGGACGCGCAGGCTGATAAGTTCAGTCGGCGATTTCGGACCAAAGTCATAATTGATGTACAGGACACCCGACGCCATGGTTTCCGCGGTGTTCAGTTCTTCATCCAGCCAGGCCCGCCCACCGAATATGGCGCCAAGACCGACCAGTTGCCGCATATAGGCATTGATGGTACCGATAATGTCATCCGCATTTTCCCGGTCCAGTGGGCGGTCAACATACTCGAGCATGGTTTCCTGAATGCTGTCCTCAATAACATCAGCAGTACGGCGGACAGATTCAAAACGCCACTGTGGATTGGTTGCACACAGACGGTTCCCCCAGTGTTTAAAACCCGCCCGGCGGATAATGGTGGACACGTTCTGCATGTTGAGCAGGTTTGCGTCGCAGTTTTCATCCCCGAGGATAAATTCATCGATCTGCTCAACACCGAGGATGTTGTTGATGTCCTGGTTCGACTTGCTCCACCACCAGCCTTTTTCAAAGTCGATGCGGGCGCGTAACCCGGCAGCAAACGCAGAGTAAGGCCGATAAACCAGCTGGCCATCTGCATCGCTTGCCTGGACCCGCGGGCGCAACAGTTCAGTTCGTGCGCCATAGGACTGGCGACGCTGTACCACTTCCTGCAGCGTCGCACCGGAGGCGCAGTCAACATAGGCAACGGCGCGCAATTTCCCGGCCACGGTTTCCAGCCCCTTACCAACCGCATCGTCCTCACTGAATCCCGGCGCTATCACAATACGCGGCTGGTACGTGGTAACAGATTTCGCTGAAGACAGGGTGCCGATCCCCTTCAGTACCGCCGCGCGTCGTTTTGCCACATCGCTTTCATCTGCCACACGCACCACCACCGTCAGCGCATTACGCTGATCGTTAATGTCTGTCAGTGCCTGTTTCAGCGTACCTTTTTCTCCCAGGCGGGATAACAGCGTGGTGCCGACGACCGCCACCGGCGTATTGAGCGGAAAGGGTTCATCTTCACCTCCCGCCAATTGCAGGCTGAAGGGCTGGATAATCCCGTCACCGCGCCCACTCGCACTGACTTTTGCGCCATCAACACCACCGACAGCCTCAGCAACGTCTCCGGGTTTAGCCGTGATAACACCGTGCTCATCACAACCCAGCGTGATGTTCAGTGTCAGCGATTCAGGATCCCAGCTTGCTGACGTCACAACCGCAGCAGGATTTTCGGCTGCCGGCTGTCCGGCCAGCGCAGCGACATTGATGACATTGCCTTGCCGCCCCTTAATGGTTGCAGTGAAGTCGATAACGTTATCGAGAATGGGTGTACCGGCTGATCCCGATGCGGTTGTTCCCCCCGACGCATCAGGTGCCGTTCCCACCAGGCCGATAATGGCGGTCTGAATCGTGGTAACCGCCACCGTACCCGAGGTGAGTTCAATAGTTTCAACGCCATGTAACTGAGACATGTTTTTTCTCCAGGCATAAAAAAACCTGCCGCAGCAGGTCACATTTTCTGATTTGGTTTATCGGTGAGCCCGCCGCTGTCGCCGCGGTGATCGTGGTTGTTAAAGACTTCACGTATCTTGCTCATGCTGCCGGATTTATCCGTTATCTCCTTTGACGCCCCGATATTCCCTGCAACCGACGTGTCGGCATTAATCTGGGTTTTGCCCTGGACTGTCAGGGTATCCGTAATTTCAACCGGACCATCCAGCGTGCCTTTACCGACAATTTTGTAGGTTCCACCATCAGCCAGCGTAATCGTCAGGGCATGCGCGTTCCTGTCATAACGGATCTCGGTCCCGTCGCTGTAACGGGTAATGTGCTCGCTGTCACTTCCTTCCGGCACCGGCAGCTTTCCTGTGTTCCAGCCGGGAAACACCCGTCCGTTGTTGAGCTCTCCGGCTTCGGACAGGACCGTAACCGCATCCCCCACGGCATAAGGATTTGAATCCGCCCGATTGGTTCCTGAAAACCCCTGGCACAACGGCAGCCAGGTCGTGATGATATCCCCCAAATCCACCCGGCATTTTGGGATGCGATCGTGCCTGACGGAATGGATAACGCCGCGCCGGACAAGGTTCGCCAGTCTGCGCTGCAGGTCGCCTGCGATATCACTCATCGGGCTGAGCCTCCCAGATAAGCTGATAGTCATCCACATGATTACGGCCCGTATCAGGTGCAGCACCCAGCCAGGCCTGCTGCAGAGGCATGCCATTGTTTGTAAAGGGGTCAGTACCAAATGCAGCCGCCTGGGTGAATGAAATACGCCAGACCAGATAATCATCCATTCGCGGATCAAACTCATCACGTTCAGCCGTGGTGAATACCGCAGGCTCAATATGGCCCAGACCAAACTGCTGCCCGTCAATCCACTGGGTAATATCGGCCGCAGCGGTTCTGACAAAAATCTCAGGCTGGCTCACACCCGCCCCGGCGGCATCCACCACCACGAAGAGATCACAGGTTAAATTAACGCCCAGTTGCCCCTCATTACCTCCGCCCTGTTCCCAGCTGTTAATCGAGAAATACACCGCGGGCGTGGTCAGGCCCGAAAAGCGGGGAACATTTCGTTCCGGATACGCACCGGCATCACGCACCCATCCGATTTTTTTTAATGCGTCAGTCACGGCATCGTGATACCGCCCCAGTAACAGTGGCTCGGCCATCGTTCGTTACCTCAGACAGAAATACGGGCTTTTACGCGCCCGCGAATGTCGGTTTCAAAGTGATGCATAAAAATCTCCATCGCTTCCGCAAATGCGTTGTCCTCGATGTAGTTCAGCATCGGTTCGTAGATATCAATTTCTGCTTCGCGTGTCCGGCGGGTCAAGGGATCGCGAATAACCACCGTCCGGCGATTATCCCGTTTTGAACGGGACACCTCCCCGTTTTCAAACAACCGTTCGCTCAGGAGATTACCTTTCGGGGAAAATCCGGCGTTATCTGCCTGGCGGCGTGCTTTAATAAAACGCCCTGTGTTGCGGTCACGCCGGGTATGGTGTGGTCGCAGCCGCCCGTTGATTCGTCCTTTAAGATCTTTCACCTTAATGGCATTCAGCCCGAACCAGAGCCGGAAGTTATCCAGTTGCGATCCCCTGTCCAGACGAAAAGACAGCAGACGGCGCCGGACCATATCCATACTGCGTGGGGCCAGCCCGCCTTTCAGATCCGCCATCGCTTTCTTACGCAGCGTGGCGGCAGTACGCCTGAGTGCGCGCGAGTATGCTGCACGGAACTGTTTTTGCGTCGCACCGATACTGTCCGCAATTCGCCAGATAACATCCACATCAATATCGACGGGTAAATCCCGTCGCAGTCGAGACTCCCGCGCCATATCAGCTCCATTTATCGATCTGAGGCTGTGTTTTGCCGGGTTCCCCATATGCCAGCGTGACGCGGGTCCGCCCTTCTTCATCCGCGCCGATATGTGTCACCCGGTAAGGGATGGTGTTGATCACCACACCGTCATGTTTTTCGAGACCGGAAATATCCGCAGTCATTGCACTGAACGCCGGGGAATGGTTCTGAATTTCCCCGCCACCCGGTACACCCGACAGCGCATCCGGTGATTCAAAAATCACGGTCACCAGACGCGGGCCTTCACCCGTTTGCAGGCATGCAGGGACTTCTTCGGCAAACGCCCGGTTAATCCGGGCATCTGCTTTAGCCAAACGTTCCCGGAACCGGCTCATCAGAACCCCAGGCGGACGGCAACATCAGCATCATCCGCCTCAGCTGCTCCCCAGGCGGAACCGACAACCGGATTTGGAGTTGCATCATCGCCTTTTGCCACTGTCAGCTTGCCGCCAGCCAGATACAGTTTCTGGCCTGCCGAAATTTCTTCTGCCGCTTTAGGCAGCACAAAAACACCGGCCATATGCAGTGTTCCCCACTCGCCAGCAGGAATATCGCTGTGTGCCACCCCGGCAATTCCGCCGACCGCCACCAGCGCACCGGATGAAACGGCATCAACACCCGCATTGTGATAATCCAGTGTGGTGCCGTCCTGCTGATAGTTCTTCGCCATGTTTTTTCTCCATAAAAGGAAAAGGCGACCAGCGCCGCCTTCAGGGATAAAAAAACCGCCACGCGGCGGTCATTATTTTTTGGTGACTTTAACCAGCCCGCGCCAGTCGAGCGGAGCCACCCCCGCATCAATGCGCACCTTGAATGCGGCGCCGTCCACAGTGAAGCCCTGCTGCTGTTCCAGATATGGCGTGTCGATACCGTCGAGATACGCCACTTCAATGGTGTCGCGCCCCTGCGCAGCGGTCAGGTAATAATCGGTCGGGCTGCTGTCATCCAGGCGGGCCTCAGAAGCCACGGTCACAAAGTTCTGGATCGGGTTAACGATCCCGCTGTTCGCGTCTGCACCCGGTACGCTGGCGGATTTAATCAGCTGATTTGCCCGTGACTCAATTGCCACTGGCGTCAGCATGTAGGCCGGACGAATATTCAGACGGCGATCGCCGGATTTTTGCAGCAGCATTGCCTTACGCGCAGTATCCAGCCCTTCAATAGTCAGATCGGCTGTAACAAGGTTGCCATGATCGGCGTGGAACAACGGCTTACCGTCCGACATTTTCGGGTTGCTGGTCAGTACCGCCCAGACCAGATCGCCGACAGTGGCTCGCGCAGCAAGCCCCATGGCCTGAGGGATACGCGTCAGCATATCCAGGTCGTCGTTGATAATAGTCTGGCGGTCAATGCTGAAAAGCTCACCATAGGTGGCCAGTGCAATAGGCTCACCACGATCTTTAATGGTGACATATCTATATTCCGCCCCGGCGCGAACCTTACGCAGCGATGCCAGTGATTCCAGGCCAACGCGGTGCGCGGTTTTGAAATCGGTCAGTGTGCCTTTACGGGTCCACTGTTCGAATGTTTCGCTGGCCTCATCCCAGCCAAGCAATGCCGCCTTATGCGCCACATCCATCAGGATATTGCCGAAATCGCTGCTGCTGTGGGTGAACGCCAGCCCAACCATCGCCTGTGCTGTACCGACACCAGAAATACCGATACCACGATCCACCAGCGAGGCGCGGGCCAGTTCGCGCAGGGTATACCCGTTGTAGGCGTTATCTTTTTCCACCTGCGCATAGCCCGCACGGTTCATTACCGCCGCACGAATGGAATCACCAACAATGTTCCCGTTACCCGCATGGATGTGAACTGCACCCGGTCCGGCACTCGGGGTAGTCCCTGCCGCCAGCGCATTGAGCAATTTGGTACGGGCCTGTTCCGCTGAGCAGGAAATATCCTTGATGCATTCTGCTTTCAGCGAGCCGAAAGCAGGAAACGCATCAAACACAGCAGAAACTGCGCTGACTCGTTCAGTATTCGCTGCCTGCATCTGCTGCTGGAGCTGGGCGGCCAGCGCGGTAATGTCGATATTACCTGCCAGCGGTTGCTGGGCGGGTTGCGGCGCCGGTGGGTTATTTGCGGCCTGCGGCGCCGGGTTTTGTACGGGTTGCGGCTGACTTGCAGGGGCTTCGGCGCGCGGCCCAAAAAGGTTGTTAATCTGTTCTGGCATATTCTGGTAATCCTTCAGTTTATTTTGATTCACACAGGCCGCGGCCTGCAGTTCTGGTTCAAGCGTGTCAGCGAAACCTTTTTCCACCGCCTCCGCGCCATTAAGCCAGGTTTCAGCTTTCAGCATCGCTTCCAGTTCTTCCTGCCCCAGCCCGGTCTTGTTCATGTAGGCACTGAGCATCAGTGCTTCATTACGATCAAGCCAGGCAGCGTAGTCACGCATATCATCGGAATCCCCGGCGATCCCACCCCACGGCTTGTGTACCATCAGCCAGGCGTTTTCCGGCATATGCACCGTGGCACCGGGCAGGCAGACAATCATTGAAGCCATACTGGCAGCCACGCCATCCACCCAGATATCCAGCTTCGCCTTCAGACGGGACAAGGTGTTAAAGATGGCAAATCCCTGCATCACATCGCCGCCCGGGCTGTGGATATGCAGATCGACGGCGCTGGCCTCAAACACCCCGGCTTCCTTACAGTCGGAGACGAACTGCTGAGCGGTAATCCCCCAGCCGCCGATCACGTCATAGAGAAATATTTCCACACGCCCTGCAGCCAGGGCGCGAATCTCATACCAGCACTGACCGTTTGCTGCATCGATACCAGCCACACTGGCGCGGGGATTAATCATCGTCCCGCGACGGGGCGGGCTTATCATTTGCTGCATCAGGGAGCACTCCTTTATCGTTGGCGGCGTCTGAGTCGAACACCAGCCCGTTTTCTCGGTTGAATTCGGTTTCACGCATACGCTGGCGCTTCACCTCCTGGGGGGATTGCCCACGGGCGCGGATCCATTCCGCTTCAGTTCCCGCACCACCGCGCACAATTCCCCGCCAGGCCATTGCCTCTTTTACAGGGTCAATCCACGGCATAACCGGGCCAAGATAGGTCGCATTAAAGAGGGTTGTTCGATCCACATCCGGTGGGATATCTGTCGTTAACAGCGCCATCGCCAGCCAGGCGCGATATACCGGGCGACTGTGCTGACCAACAAACCATTGCTGCAGTACGTTATAGCCTTCGTAGCTTTCCACCAGTTCCTGGCGCTGGGCGCTGTATGTGCCATTGTAGTCACGGGCAATGCTGGAATAGCTTCCCCGGCTTCCGGCGGCAACAGCACGTAATTGCCCGTTGCGAAACTCATGAAGATGGACATTCGGACGATTGGACTCGACCATGCCCAGATCTTCGCCCGGTGCCAGATCGTCAAAAATCATCCCGGGTGCGATATCAAAATAGCGGTATTTATTTTCTGACGGCTTCCAGTCATCTTCTTGCGGGAAAGTAGCGGCATCACCTCTCTTGATATAAAAGCCCAGCGCGGCAGCGATTCTTGCGGCCACGCGTTCACTCTCTTCGTAATCCTTAATGTCACCAAGGCGGCGGATTACGCCGTGTAACAGACTCACCCCGCGTAACTGATGGAGACGTTTTCGCTGCGCGAGATGCAGCATATTCTCAGCAGCAACAGTTTTCAGTTCTGCGCTAAAACGCGTCATGTTGGCCGGATGGAATTTATAAACCCGGTAGCCTGTCGGACGGCCCCAGTTATTCACAATAATACCCTGACGGATCTGCTGCCCCGAGGTGCTGTTCAGATTCATCGGCACAAAGTCGGCCTCGAGCAACTCCAGAGAAAACGGCACACTGGTCGAGTGAGTCAGACCAGCAACTGGCCCTCTCACAAGCTGGGTAAAAATTTCACCATCACGCAGTGCGGAACGCAGCGCCAGCCGTTCTGCTTCCGGGCGGGTAAACATCCCGGTAACTTCCGGGCGAACTGACCATTCGGACCAGAGCGCGGAAATCTTTGCCGCAAATTCTTCATGCAGTTTGCCGTCCATCCCCAGTGGCTGCGGTTCAACCTGAATCCCCTGGGCGCCAATCACCCGCTCCTCGAGCTTATCCAGCAGACCAATTACAATGTCATGGTCTTCATCCAGCGCCCGCGCCTGCTCGCGCAGTGATATCCCTGCAACACCAACAGCAGTGTCAGCCGCGCGGCTCTCGCGCTTCGTTTTATTAAGCCGGGAAGGCTGTGCCGCATCGTATGCCTGCAACAGCATTTTGTTTCTGGCGCGCGCGACTGCCCACCCTGGCGCAATTGCACCAAGTGCTCTGTCGAAAATACCCATGGAAGACCTTAATTAAATCTGGCGAGTTTGAAAGATCCACCGCGACGGTTCACGGCAACCCAGCGTTTTTCCCAGTATTCCAGCTCTCTGCGAAGCGCCACGGGATCATGGTTAGTTATGGCGCGACCATTTACACCCGTAAAAGACACACTTTTCCCGTCCAGGGAATCACGGTATGCCTGGCGTACTGTTACCAGCATCTGCTGAATTTCTGATTTCGTCACAGCCAGCCTCCGTTGTCACTGACACCCAGCCAGCCACCAGAAAGCGGGCTGGACTGTTCAGTTACAGAAACAGGAGACGAACGTACAGGTACCGCTTTTTTCACAGCAATCTCCCTGGGGCGCTCCCCGTCAATGATGTTTGAATTACTCTCCTGAGCGGCAGCCCATGCCGGGGGCTGTTCCCAGTCCCGGATTTTTTCATAGCCACGCAGGACAGCGACGGCGTGGGCATAACAGAAAAGGTCAAAGGCTTCGTTATTGCCTTTTCCGGGCTTGCGCCATTTTCCGTCCGTGCCGCGTTCTTCGTAGGTCAGTTCTTCGTAGAACCACTCCCCCAGCCAGTCAGGAAAATGGATATACCCGGCACCGGGTGTTTCACGCTCAAGGTTGTTACTGAGCTGATCTTTTAGCAGGTCTGTCTGCAACAGATATACCGGAACCTCACCACGCGCATCCGCCCGGCGATCGCTTCGGCCTGTGTTGTCAGGGTGCGTTTTGGTAATGATTTTCTGGCGTCGGGTGCTGTCACCTTTTATCAGGTAAACCCGTTTACCCAGTCCGTCACGACGACACTGGCGCCAGAATTTATAGGCGTTATCCGTTACCCCATCTTCCCCGCCGCTGTCGACAGCCATTGCAAGAATGGGCATCCGTCGCGAAGGGTCTGACTGCAACGCATAGGTTTTTTCGAGGACATCCGTGATGAGCAGTTGCCAGTCTTCCGGATAGGATCCGGGATGCACCTGCTGTGCCTCACCATTTTCATCACAACGCAGGGACTGGCGGATGTTATAGCGGTCCACCAGCCAGCGTTCGCCGTTTTCACCGTACCCGATGATCTGGACGACAAAACGGCGCTTCTTCCCACCCTGCACATCCACCGACGCCAGAAGAAAACGGACTTTCGGCGGCACAAGCCGTTTGCCATAGTCTTCTGCCCGCAGCATCAGCACGTCAGCACGTCGCTGCTCACTGGCTGCCCGGGGAAGATAAGGCAGCCCCCAGTCAGTATTAATTACCGTTTTGAGTGTTTCTTCGCTGCCGGTGGCTTCATAGTCCTGTTCCGCCGTCAGTAATTTGTAAACCAGTTGCGCCCATGTCTGGTATGCCGCCGCAGGTCCCTCCATCCAGAACGAGGCAATGCGCGAGCGTCGGGCTTCTCCGGTTATGTTGCCCTCACGGTCGATAGTCTGTCCCTCACGCAACCAGACCCCCTTTCCGTTCAGTTCCCGCTTTCTGTCGGCGGTAATCATGCCGCAGCAATGCGGACAATCAATGTGCGCCGCTTCACTGGCTTTTACCGGGTCAGACGTTTCCCGGTAGCCTGTCATCGCCTCCATGGCCGGTTGAAAGTATTCCCCGCAATGTGGACATGGCCAGTACCAGCGACGACGATCACCGCGGTTATATAAAGACAGGATCCCGGTAGTAGGAGGGGCTTCGTGAGGTGACTTTCTCCGCCACTTCGTATTGGTGATTTCCCTGCCCGGTGAACTCTCGACCAGCGTCATCCCCGCCGACATAAAGGTGGTGGTACGTTTTGAAGCAAGCGAAAATCCGTCCCCTTCCCCGTCGATATCTTCCGGGAAGCGATCGTAATCCGTCAGCGCCACACACTTAAAATCTGAGGACGACATGATGTTGATAGACGGCCAGCCTATCTTCAGGTAGTTCCCGGCAAGGAAAGTCCGGTCATGCACGTTGTTGTCATTGCGTGAGGGACTCAGCCGGCATACCACCTCCGGGCTGACACGAAATGTTCGGGCCAGACGTTTTTTTGAGTGTTCGCGCGCTTTCTCTTCCGTCATCTGAATGATGAGCATGTCAGACGGATCGCAGACAACGTTGTACACCACCCAGCCATCAATCAGACCAATGGTTTTACCCGTTCGGGCAGGGCCAACAAAAATGACAGCATCATATTCGCGTGATGCCAGGCAGTTCATCGGCTCCACAACATAAGGGGCAAGATTAGGATCCCACTCAACGGAGTTACCCACGCCGACCGGAACACGCATATATTTATGTACGGCTTCGGCTACAGGCATTCGGCGCGGTGCTCTGATGATCCCGGCAGTGTTTTTTCTTAGCTCCGCCGCCGTGGCCTGTCGCATGGCTTACTCCTCTTCTGGCGAACTGTCCTCCTGTTCCGGCGTATCTGCCTGCTCAACCTTCAGGGCTATCTGATCCCGCAGGTCATCGATGACTTTTTGCACCCGAACGACAGCTGCAGGCGTCATCGCACAATCACGTTCAAGAATATCCGGCAGCGTTTCCAGCACCTGAACGACGGCTTTTGCCATCGATGAAAATTCTCGGGTCACTGTCGATGCCGGGATTAACTCACCTGTTTCCTGCTGGAATTTAAGCCTCTCACGTTCAGACTGAAACCATGCCTTACGATCCGGCGGTAACATCTTATCGATATCCACCAGCTCGGGTGTCGTGGTTCGGCCCAGCAGTTCCCGGAGAATATCCACGACAGAATAAAGCTTGAGACGAGAATTACTGCCCGGAGCAGGCTCAACGTTATTCAGCTTGCTGGAGATCGTCTGACGATGAAGGTCGGTCACCGCTGCAAGTTGATTGATGTTGAGGCGAAGGTTTTTCAGTTCGTTATCCATGATGATGAACAATATTTAACCATTTCGACATCGTGAATAATTTCACGACTGAAATATCAACGAGTTAAGAGAATGATGATGATGCCGATAAAATGCAAAAAACCAGCCGTTTTCCGCGTGTCCTCGCCCCCTCGGTGTTCAGAATCGCCAGAAGGACCCGTAAAAAGATAGGCAGAAAATCTATGCTTAGAAGTGAAGGCTTTGACAAAGTTCTAAATTTTATGACAGAAATAAAAAAGCATTACCTTTCAAGATAATGCTTTTTCACTCGAACTGATTCTTATAACAATTAGATTAATGTAATTTTAATATCATAGCTTTCAAGCCCAGTCATTTTTTCTCGAGCAGTAAACTGGATGTCGGAGACTTCTTTTCCTGTCTTTTTTTTGAGTTCAATAATTTTTTTTGTGATGAATTCAGAAATATCCGCTTCAGTTTTTCTTTTTAAATCTTCGACACTCATTGTTTACCTCTCTTGATCTCTAACGTATCAACGCCAAGCATGTTACATTCCCAGTGGAGCACTTGTATAAGCGCTGACATGTTTAAAAGATAGAATGGAAAAATTCAATTATCAAGAGGTTGCAATGCAATCTTCATGCAAAAGAGCTCGCGAACCCACAAACCACTGGACTAAAATCCGGGTCGGTCACAAAACAACCAGGTATCATTTCAAAAGCTTCGATGCAGCCTCGAGAATCTCTTCGGAACTGACATCACGATCAGAAGCCACATAAACTATTTTATGGTCTCCAGTCAGAGATGGGAATCCCGCAGACATCACGGACAGATGAGCTTTTTCTCCGTTGGGAAACTCACGCATTATCGTCGTAATACCCTTCATTACAGATACGACTACTGCCGGTTCTGAGTTAAAAAAAACAATTACTTTTTTCATAATTATACCGTGATGGTTCTTACATAAATGAACGGTTAAGCATATAAAAAAGGCTCCATAAGGAGCCTGATATTTATTTTCTAAAATCTAACGAAGACTGACCAGAACGAATGTATAGTGCAACATTATCAAATGTTATCATTGTTGATTTGCAAAAAATACATTTTGCTCCGAAAGGATTTTTTTCAGTAACATCAAAGTTTGACGTTCTGTACTGAGATCCGTGACAACACGGGCATCTGAAGTGAATATTATTAGTAATAACAGTTGCCTTATACAGCCACGACATTAACTGCCGAGGGTCCTTTGGGTCCCTGTTCAACACTAAATTCAACTTCCTGATTCTCATTCAGAGTTTTGAAATCATTGCTCTGGATAGCAGAGAAGTGTACAAACACATCTTTACTGCCATCTTTAGGGGTGATAAACCCAAAACCTTTTTCAGGATTGAACCATTTTACTAAACCAGTCATTTTATTAGACATAATCATTACCTTAATTGAGTGAGCCCTTGGGCAGATTGGTCCGAAAAAAATTATCAGAGAGAAAAGCTAACAAGGAAATCTCAACAGGAACAAGGAATAAAATTATTTCAGCGACTGCTTCAGATAAATTTGTAACAAACCAGAGAGTCATTAACGCATTTTTAACCAAACATAGCAAGGTTTAGTTTTGTAAGGAAATCACACATAACTTTGAGCATAAAAATTAATTTAAATAGCTTAAATTGAAAATCATGTCATGCTGCTTAAGACCTTTATCTAACACCCTAAGTTGTCAGGGATTTTGACTCAGGGATGTGTCGTATTTCATTCATTGGATAATCCATACCCATTACATGTAAAAGTTCCAACCTCTTAATTTTTACCTTTATTTTTTCTATACGTTCATTTTTCTATGCGTCCATTATTGGTATTTCTCATAGCCTCATATACGCGTTCACAAGTCAATCCGGCATTGAAGCGGTCGTCAGCAATCTCAGCATAATATTCAGCTTCTGCTGCAATATTTCCGAGCATGTCGGCGAGCATTGTGACGTCGGCTCCGGCTGTTTTGCTTCTGACGGCAGCGGCAAGATTTGCGGTGTGCTTTGCGGCGTCCAGGCGGGCGGCAAGCTTTGTTGCTTCGGTGCGCAGCTGGCTAACAGTGGCAGACAGGCCAGCAGCAGTGGCAGCAGATTTAGCGGCTTGTGCTTGTGCATCTTTTACGGCCTCATCACGGGCAATTATGCGCCCTTGTTCAATCCAGCGGGCAGCAGTCTGCGCGTTCGCTGTTTGCGTGGATTCCGCGCTATCACGTTCCGCCCACTTCTTTTCCCAACCGCGGCTACACCATATATTTCCAGCGATAAACGCACTGGTGACCAGTACCGCGGCAACAATAAGCTGGGAGCGCAGGCTCACTGGTCTATCCCCCAGCACGCCAGCGCGCTTTCCTGGTCTCGTCGCTCTACCTGCCCATAGCAGCCATTTTTCTGACCTTTGGTCAGACGACAATCGCGGCCCCCATCTTTAATCCACCAGCGGATCGCTTCACAGGCTCCTTTGCGGTCGCCAGCATTGATGCGCTTATAGAACGTGGATGGGAAACATTTTACGGGGCCGATGTTATATGGACAGAAAGATGCAATTCCCGCTTTCTGCGGTTCGGTCAGTGGTACCTTGATATTTCGCTCAACCCACGCCAGCGCCTTGTCGCGTTCTATGGCGTTCACCTGGGCGCATTTCTCAGCAGACAGCTTCATGCTCTGAACTACTGGCTTACCATCAACCATCGTGGCGCCACGGCAAATGGTCCATAGCCCGCCGCCATCGCGGTATGCCGTAAGGCTGTTACCCTCTTTCTCATCCAGAAACTGATCGAGAATCAAGGGTGCGGAAGCCCCCGCAAGAATCAAACCAACAACCGCTGCGCTCAGTTTATTCTTCAGCTTTGGTGACATTGCCATTAAGCCGGTCCTCTCTTTCCTTTTTCCTGTAATACCAGTTCACTGCACAAGTGATAACAGTGCATGCGATACCGACAATAATTGCCCAGTCGCTCAGGCTTAACCCTGCAATTCTGTCGGCCAACATCCAGGACACCTCTTTTGCTGTTTTAGCTGTTTCGGCATATGCCTTCGCTGATACACCGCAGCCGGTCAGCGTGGTTCCTGTTCCATATGAAAGTCTGCTGTAAATGGTGCTCATTCTGGTCATAGCCCTACCTCCGATTTCTTCGGATGGCGCTGTGTGATGAAAGGATCAGGCTTCACGGGCTGGATTTATCAACAAAGCACGTAACGGATGTTTCCCGTAAGTCTGCAACTAGTGAATATGTCTGAAAAATCAGAGTGATTATTAAAACAACTCAATAAGTGTGGTAAAGTCTGGATATATTCCTTTAATTCACTTTGTACCAATGATTACCAAACCCTGCCCCTTTTGTGGGAAACTGATCACCTTACATGCCCTGATATGCCCACATTGCCAAACCGTAAACCCGTTTGTGAAGGCAGCTAAAAGAGAGAGATTTAAAAACGTATGCCTCACCGGTATAGCGATCACCTTGGCAGGAGTTGTTATCTGGTTCTCTTTTCGAACATAAAATTATGTCATTTACACAAAATCCGACCTACTTACCTTTCATGCAAAACAAAGTCGGCTCGGACGAACAGGAGGGGGAGTAAAAAATCCGCTCAAATGAACAGTTCAAAAACAACATCGTTCCTGAGAGGAGAGTTCTCATCCGCAGGTTCTTTGTGAAACTTTTTTCTTAGTGCTATTCACCGCAAACACTATCTTCCCGGTGAATCATCACAATCAATCTATGCGCGTTATCTTACTAATGTGTTATCAATCCAGTCACCGATATTTTTATCAGTCCCCTATCGTTTCATAAAATTAAGATTTCCTGGAAAAATTAAGGTAAAGTGGAAATCCATCCACTCAAGGAAAAGCCTATGTCAGAACGTAAAGACTCCAGATCACGCCGTAACTATCTTGTCAAATGCACCTGCCCAAACTGTACCCAGCAATCTGAACACAGTTTTTCAAGAGTACAAAAAGGGTCCCTTTTAATCTGTCCTCATTGCAATAAAGTATTCCAGACGAATCAAAAAGAAGCAGCCTGAATCTGTTTGAGATACCGTTTCTCGCACAGAATCACTACATCTGTATTTTAAGATTGATTAAGCTACAGATAATAAAAAACCCGCTGGCTGCGGGTTTAGTATTTTCTTATTAAATGAATAGTAATTATTGTGATATCTGGGAAAACTATCCTCTTGCGTACTTTATCTTATAAATCAAGTGGTTAGTCTCTGACCGTTAGACTTTTCGTGCAGTGAACCTACGCTCAACTACAATGGTCAGTATACTTTCTCATTCAAGATTGAGATGAAATATGCTCACCGTTGCCTTTATTGCCGGATCAATAACATTTTAACTCTACTGATCCAACAATACATCCTTTACTTCTGTCAGTATGTCTACTCAGGCTTTAGCCGTCATCGTTATCGAATACAGACAAAAAGGATTTTACTCTGTGATTGCTACATTGCCAGCAACCGGACCCTTAGCACCATTCTCAATGGAGAATGAGACTTTTTGACCTTCGAACAAGGTGCGGAAATTATCGCTCTGGATAGCAGAAAAATGTACAAACACATCTTTACTACCATCAGCAGGAGAGATAAAACCGAATCCCTTATCAGCATTAAACCATTTTACTAAACCAGTCATTTTATTTGACATTTTTATTCCTTAATTTGGCCTTCCGGCGAACATGGTTTTATTACAGTAACTACTTAGCGCTTAGTGGAGAGACTCAAAGAAGGGATAAATATACAACACCTGAAATGAGAACTGCTTTAGTAAACTACTTTGTATTTTGTCTGTTCTTCAAACCGACGCAATCATTAACGCATGGGCGTTTGTAATAATCAATGTTTATTTTAGCCATCCAGATATCACAATGGCCGAAAAATATTTCTGGCATTATCTACGGGCATGTGTATAGTTCACCTCGTTATTAGCTTTAAGGAATTTTTTTGTCTCGTAAAATGACAGGAATTGTCACAGCCTTTGACTGCAAAAGCGGTAAAGGTCTAATCTCCCCCTCCGATGGTCGCATAGATGTTCAGCTTCACATTTCAGCTCTAAATCTCCGTGATTCAGAAGTACTCCTTCCCGGATTGCGCGTTGAGTTTTGTCGAATAAATGGTCTACGAGGCCCATCTGCAGCGAACGTGTATCTCTCATGACTTGTAACTCACCCTGACTTCTGGAAACATAAAAGAGAATTTAAAAACAGGGAGAGTTTCATATGTATCCGAAAATCTATCTAAACGACTGGCTGACAGGTTTTAAGAGTTCATGCTGCACGCTGATAGTGACTATACTTATTTTCATCTAACCTGTTAGTTTGCCGCATCCTGCTGGCTCCAGCTTGAAAGCAGGGGCCAGGAATCATGGTATCATTTGGAAAACACTGCAAAATCAAACTGATGCTGCTACAAGTTGCGGAGCGAAATAGCAATAGTTAACAGACTAAATAGCTTTTTGGAATTCCACAACCTTTTTTGCTTTATATGTGTCAGTATTTTTTTTCGGGCATTCTATATCCATCTCCAGAGTTACATCCACCATCGCCAGGCAGCCTTCAATAAACCCCTCAGCAGCCTGCAGTCGCTTTAAAACTTGCGTATGGGAAATTCCCAACTTTGTCCCCATAATACGAACGGGAATACAATGGATGTAATACCATTCAAGCATCACACATAAAAAAGGATCATGTTTCTTAAGCCTGGCCATTGCGCCATTAATAATTAACCCATCGTTATCACTGCATGACAATCTGGTTTTGCATGTCTGGGGCAACAGCCCCTTGAATCCTGCTGCTACTGGAGAATAGTTCACTCCTGAACTATCGCTTGCCACCCAACCGCCCCATCGTTTTAAAACCATCTGAATATCTCGCATGTTATCTCTCCTTTTCATGCCAGTACGCCGATTGCCAGCGCACGATCTATAACCCGAAAAACAAACATCAACTGGTCACCATATTTCGCTTCAAATGCCACAGGATCAGCATGCAACTCATCGTGATGTTCTCTGCACAGTGGTATCACAAACAAGTCGTGTGCCTTTGTGCCCATCCCCCCTGTCCATGGCCAATCAGGTGATGCGGATCATCTGCTGGGCGCCTACAGCATTCGCAGGGCTGTGTTTTAATCCATTCCAGATATCTGGGGGCCGTCCAGCGGATCCGCTTTGGACGTTTCATATAGGTTTGCGGGGACTCAGGATCTACCAGAACACCAACTACGGGCTTAACCGCTGGTACTTGCGCTGGTGGCATGCTCACGGTGACTGTGCTGGCTTTGGCTGTAATGATGCTGGTGGCGGTTACACTCGGTTCGATATCGCATTCACGCATAACTGACTGACGTTCTTCTGGAGGAATACGAAGCGCCCGGCTGGCTACTGATTCGGGAATTGCGTCGCAAACCCCCATACGCACAGCCCACCAGCATAGCTCCGCCAGAGACAGTTCTCTTGAAGGATCCTGATTCAGCGCCACCATGATGCTGTTGATAATCCAGCTAATAACATTACATCTCGCCAGCTCTGCAAGTTGTTCGCTGTAGTGGTCACGCAAATGGTTATCACAATGCCCACATAGAAGAACCGATCCGGGTTCATGACGCAGAGTGGTTAACTCGTGATAATGGTAATCGCTGTGTGGCCACTGGCAGCAGCTACCACCATAGCGCAGAAGCCAGTAATCAAGGCCACTCAAACCACCAGCAGCCTTAATAACTTTTTCATCCAGGAAGAACGGCTTCAGGGAGTCGTCACTGGCAAGTGGCTGGCGAATGTCAGGAACACGGCCAGCAGGCAACCTTTCCATGCTTGCCGGCTGGCTTTCCACCAGCACACGTTCACAACTGAATAATGACATCAGCTCACTGCCCGGTTTGAGCAGTACAATTCCAAGCTCACGCGCAACCACCGGCTTCAGCAGCGCCCTCATTCTGCTATCTCCCCGATAATTATTTGTCCCTTCTCCCCCCATAATTTAGTGACGCGTGAATCCCAGATGTGAGCGTCATCTTCGTAAATGGCATCCATCAGAGCTTTCATCATGTTGTCGAAATCAGGTTTTGTCTGGTGTGGTTTACCGTTGAACTCAGCCCGTTTCTTTTTGCTCCAGCTCGCTGGCATCGGCAGAATGAAGGTGACATGTGAACCGCTTTCCGGCAGCTCAACACCCCGCAGACGAACTTCATCACAGAAAGCCCGGTAACGCAGAACCTCGGGGCGTTTTTTCCATTTGTCAGCGCGCGTCATTCTGGGCTTGCCCATTGGGGTGATATCGTAGACTTTCACATTCACCTCCAGATCCGTTGTTGCCATGTTCTGTCCTGACGCGGAGGCTTAGAGACTTCTGGCAAGAACGCGCTGATCGTCCAGTGAATGAAGTCATTATCCAGACTACGCTCGGTCTTAATCTGCTTTGCGTGATAGCGGGCTTCCAGTTCGTCAGCCTGCTCAGTGGTGAGTTGTGTATGTTGAAACCAGCTTTTCTTCATAACGCACCTCTGGATGCGGCAAAAAGAAAATCGCTGGCGTTGGTTAACGTCAGAATGTGGGATTGCTTGAATTGATCTTGCGCCATGGGGCTTTTCTCCTGTGGCGCAGCAGGTATAGGTTGTTCAGGCCTATGACGGGAGTGTAACAGATTTCTGGGTAACGCGATAACCAACCCTTTCCAGCATTTGAGTAAACAACGTAGGTGTACCAATAATTTCATTATCCTGAAGAGGCATGAAAGACACCATGCTACCGCGACGGTACATCAGTGCGCGCTCGCACTCAGGAAATGATTGCAGTCTGGCAACGATAACTCCATCGTGACATCTGATGACTGCGTAGCCTTTTTTGGGCAATTGTACTTTTTCTTTCACTTAAACTCCCCCATGCAAACGGGATCAAAGTAACACCCAAATTAATTAATAAAACCAGTCGTCAGCGCTTTCCCAGGTATCCTGGAGGATTGATTCAATTTTCTTTTTGTCATCCTTGTCACCACCAAAAACACTTAACCCATCCGCACCGGCACGGCGGATTGTGAGCCTGCAATTGTCATAGTGTTCATTCAGGCGCTTAAGCAATTCTTTCTCCAATGCTGGTACCGCGCCTTTAGGAAGTTCTTTCATACGATCAATGGTTAATTCAACTTTCATAATGGCCTCCATTGCATATACTGTGTTTTTATACAGTATACCTATGCACGGAAATGATCAACGTTTTAAGAGCACAAATTGTTAATTTTCTGTCAGTAGAAAAAAAAAGAAAACCCGCCGTAGCGGGTTGAATTAGCAATGTTTTATTACGCCGCTATTTGTCTCTGCTGACAAAGCTCCGGCAAATTAGCACACACCAACGCTTCAGCAAACGGCGGAGGAACAGCGTTACCGCAGCGGGCAACCTGTTTGTCTATCGCGTACTTCTTGCCTGATAGCTAGGATTGATGATCGACCATTCATGAACACGTCATTTTTTAGGTGACTCGAAAATGAATCCTGCGTAACAGTGCCTCACGCTACAACCAATCCATCTACTCCAATTTCCTCCATTATAGGATATTTCTAAAATGTTATTCCCGCATCTTATGTGCAGTCCTTTATAAACCATATTTAACCGCTCAATTTCAATTCCTTTGGGAGGATCCATACGTAGTTCGAGGACAATATCTCCAGGACCATTTTTTATGATGATTTTTGGTCCTTCTACCTGAACATCCCAGTTACCAGGTTTCACAATCCATTCATTTTTTTCAATACGCAAAATTTCTCTTCCTTTTTCATCACAGAAAACTCCAGAAAGTAAAAATGGCCCCTTCTCTCTCTCTGGTGAATTAACGGACAATACAGGCTGATCATCGATTAATATCAGGTGTTGACACGCATAAAAACTACATCCAGCCATTGTTACAGTAATCGGTTCCCGATGAAAATCAAACATTTCGCTAGCAAAACCACGATCTAAACATACAGGATTTTCATTAGCTTCGGCCACAGTCTCGGCTGATAAGCGTGTTCTGGCCCTCTTTTGATTGCACTGGGAGCAAAGCAAAGTAATTCCATCAGGATGGTGCTCTTTTGCATCTGCAAAATCAGGATTGAAATGCTCATAATCGTAAAATCCGTGGCCGCACCTGACACAACCGAATCCACATCTTTGTCTTACTTCTCTCTTTACAGCTTCAGGAATATACCGTGATAGACCATGTTTATTTTTATTTTCTGCCATGTTGATTTTACCTTTTTAATTATAGTGTAGGGCCTCTATCAAAAGAGCATTTAGTATACTTCGATGCTAAATTAAAACCCATCGAATGTTAAACTATCCGGAGTTACCGGAGAGTTGCCAGCCTGCTTGAAGTTTGGCTTCGCATCCTGAACCAGCAGGATGAAGCCGTTCTTTGCCGTTTCCAGTTCAGAGATTTCAGTTACGGTACCGAAATAACGATGACCAGCATCTTCATCGCAAGTGCTTACATCTACGGATACTTCCATGCCCTCGATTAATTCCAGCAACTCATCACGACTGATTACAGGCTCAGCACCAAACGCTGCAATAGCCCCATCAATCACCTTCACAGCATCAGCCATTGCGTAGCCGAGATTACCGCCGTCGCTTTGTGATGCTGCTTTGCTGAGTATTTCTCTTATCTGGTGCAGGCGATCGAGTGATACAGGACCGTGCGCCGGGTGGTTGTTAGTTGTCATGCTGCATACTCCTGTTTAATTCCCATGCGATGGCATGCGGTTTGGAAAATTGTGGCGTCTTTCTCAATGCCAACAAAATTGCGTCCAGTCTGCTGACAGGCAACACCCGCGGTACCGCTACCCATTGTGAAATCCAGAACCGTATCACCAGGATTGCTGTACGTTTCGATCAGATACTTAACCAGTGCTAGTGGTTTCTGGGTCGGGTGATAGTTTCCCGTCTGTTTGTCGCTCGAGAAGAACTGAACATCTCTTGGGTACCGCTGTGTTGAATCGTATTCAGTCAGAGACAGGGCCTTACCGTAGCACTCTGAATTGACGGTCTTCCGCTTACTGGTCTTGCGTGTGTGGCCATCGGTCATCTGCGGGTTGTAGGTCGGCTGACGGCGGTAAAAAACCTCGATATTTTCATGTGCGCGAAGCGGCTGCTTTTTGGCATTCAGAAATCCCGTGGCGTTTCCCTTTTCCCACACCCATTCCGCACGCCAGTCTCGTAAGTTGCTGGCAACCAACACGCTGGTAAAAGGCTGAGCGGAAAACAGCACGATAGCCGCTGTTGGTTTGGCGATGCGGTAGAGTTCCTGCCACATCACCTGCAGGTTTAACACTGAATCCCAGCGGCACTGGGTAGTGTCGTAGGGAATATCAGCGCAAACCATATCAACGCAACCGTCTGTGAGCAGAGGAAAAACGTCGAAACAGTCTGCGTTGTGCAGCGCCTGTTTGTCGATTGTCATACTGGCATCCTCCCCACGATTTCAATAACTCTGCGCATAACTGCACTTCCCCGAAAATCTGCTGGTAACTCAATCCCAGGATTACTCGATCCGTATGAAAAACGCTGGAGATCGAAATCAATCACAGCCTTTTGGTCCCTGAACAAACCAAGACGACCGTAACGAATGAGTTCGCCGCGTTCAGCTGCTACGCGGAAATACTTCTCAGCAGTCTGACGATGCAGCGACAACATCTGTGATGCCTCGCTAACGGTTAAGCGTCCACGGATTTTCACCTCTTCGATGATCACCCGGATAAGTGCCGCCTGCTCTTCTGGTGTGTTTGGTCTTGGCATGCTGATCATCTCCGGGCCATACGCAGGCATTCATTACGTTGCTGTGCTATACGTGACACTTCAGCTGAACTACGGGCAATGTCTAACATGTCGGTATATACCTTTGCCGCACGCCGCCAGAGTCCTCGGGACTTCAGGTCTTTCGCTATTTTCTCTGCTAATTGCGTTTCAACCGGATCACTTTTCTCTTCCATGAAGGGTAGTTTTACGTCAGGCAATTCGGCATCCGGTGCGATGTTATAAACATACTGAGTTCCGTTGTGAGTACGCAGGACTGTGCCGCTGACAGTCAACGCGCACAGAAACTTACCTGCGGTACCGGATGGAATATCCAGTGCTTCACACACATCACGTAATACGCAGTTCGGGGTATGGCGTACCACTATCGCTACCCGGTCTTTCTGAGAGATTTCTATGGTCATTGGTCAATACTCGTTTTAGTTAATTAAACCTGCCGCTTTGCGGCGTTTGTATTCTTCCATCAGTAATTGAGCTGGCGTTGGTCCTGCCGGATGGTGCGGCGCCGCCAGTTGACGTCGAATTGGTGGCACACTCAGTCCATTGCCAACATGCTTCGACCACTTCGTAAGTAACTTTTCTGCCAGTCGTTTCAGCTCCCCCTCTGTCATCTGTCGCTCTACACCCGTTCTGCGCATTTCGATGCAGATGTGATACAGCACAGGCTGAGGCCATGGATATTTATCGCTACCTGAATACCGATATGACTCATTGCGCCAGCGCCGGTATTCCGTCATAACCTGCTCCGATGTCAGTCCGAATGGATTCGCTCCACTCTCTGAAACCAGAGAAACAAACTCAGCCAGGTCTGGCGGCCATGTATTTCCCATTGCGCAGCGATCCATGCACTGCTGACAAACCAGCCGAATTTGCTGTTCAGTCATCGAACCTATCTGGGCTATCCAGATAGGCGAAGGCTCCGCCCCGTTCTTCTGGGTCCATCGGTTCGAATACACCTCCCCCATGACCTGCCACAGACGCCAGGCTGTTTCCGTCGCCATCAAGTCCATTCCTGCGGCGCCACTCTGCGTGGGCTGACTGAATTTGCTGAACTGCCCGGGATGCTGTTGGTTCCGCTCCTGCTCCCACATGACTGTTACCTCCGGTTTCTGGTTTTACCTGCGTTCTCACCCGGGCTACATGTCGGGCAAATTTTTGTTCCCACTGGATTTGCGTAAAAACTTTCCCTTCCGACTCCCAGTACGCAATGAATTCTGCGAGTTCAGTCAGAAGGTAATCTGGTTCAGGGAGGGAGATCCCCCACGATGCGGCACGCTGTCGGAAATCTCTGGATGGGAGCCAGCTATCTGCCATGCTGAATTTCCCGATCGGCTCATCAACACCGTCCAGGTATCGGGGCATGGCCGGGGGCGGCAGTTCCTCCCCATTCGAATTTTTCATCGCGCACGCGTTATGAGAGGGGTTTAAGATCTGTTTACTGCTAACTGCTTTCTGGATACCTGATGGCAAAGGTTTAGCCAAAGACTTAGCCTTATCCTTAGGCAAGGCGAAAGCCTTATCAAAAGCCATCCCCATAGCGTCAGAAACCCCGTAACATGCGGCTTTGAGAGCTTCATATGCTTTATCTTTCAGTGAACATTCAGGCAGTAATTCAAACGATCTCGCCCATGATTTGATCACGTTCACTGATGCTGGCGGGTTATGTTTGACCGCATTAGGCAACCAAAAAACTCTGGCTTTAAGGTCGGCTTCCACCATACCTAACGCTATGGCTTCGCCTAAGGCTAAGTCGAAGGCTTCGACATCCCAGTTTAATTCTTCAGCCATAGCAGCCCTCCCCGCCTTATACAGGCCGGGGATGATCCCCGTGAATGGACCTGTAAGCAGGTAAATAAACAGACTCTGCCCACTTGGCGGGAGTGGTGATAAGGCTCGAAACTTCGGGTCATCCCACATGGTGATCTTCACCTTACGGTAAGGCTCGTTATTAGCCTTACTCTTAGGCATGGCCTTAGCCAAAGGATTAGGCATACTTCACCCCGCGAGTTGCAGTAATAATGGTCATTGGTCAAAACTCGATTAAAACAATTGCGGCGCTACGGCGCTTATACTCGCCAGTAGTGGTCCCGCCGCATCAGCTGGTAACATGTTGAACAAAGCGATTGCTGCTTCACGAATTTCCTTCTCCAGTTTCTGTAACGGAGCGCCGATTAATTTCGCCTGATGTGCCTCACTACATTCTTTGATAGCGCTAGCCACCAACTCCGCTTCTGTGCTCGCATTACTTAGTCCGTGCTTCCTGGCAATCTGAACTGGCATAGCAGCAATGATTGAGCCTGATAGCTGCATAACGTAAGCCGTATACTTTTCTGACCCTCCTTCGTTTTTCAGATATCGGAATAAATTCTGCTTATTAACAGCAATTCCGCGGCCATCTGCCTTGGCCCACTCTTCAGCCACCAGCTGAGCGATCCGTTCCTGTGCCTGTCCTGGTAATGTCGATTCCCATTCACGAACGGCAGCCAATATGGCACGGTGCTGGATGCCGTCACGGCGCTGGGGTTTAAAATGATTTTCCGTTTTCAACGGAATAGCTAAACGCTGGCTATGATGTTGATACGTGGCTGATTGCATGATTAAGCCTCCTTTTGAGGTAAACCATCAGTGGGGTTTGGATAAAGATCCGGTCTGATTTCATGTGGGGTGACTTTCCAACCCAGCGCCCTGCTGGCGTTAAGAACCTCTGTGCTGGCGACTTGAGTGCGAAACCAGACTGAAACTGTCTGTGAGTTTTTGCCTAAGCGGCGAGCCAGTTCTGATTGGCTGCCACACAGTGAAAGTATTTTCTGTTGAATGTGATCTTTCATGCTTCCTCCCAATTTAAGAATCACATAATTGATAAATAATTTGTCAATGTCAAGAAACTTAATCAATCACATCTGATAAGAAAGTTTGTATGCTTGCTTATGGGTTTGATTTGGATACGAACATGAACTTCGAAGAAAGACTGTTACGAGCTCTTGATGAAGCTGGAATATCTCAATCTGAGTTGGGTCGCAGGGTTGGGGTAAACTCACAAACGGTTAGTAACTGGTGCAATACCGGCAATTTCCCACGCAAGGAGAAACTGGCCCTATTTCCAGAAGCTCTAGGTAAGCCGTTGTATTGGTTCTTTTTAACCGATGAAGAAGAGTCTTATCTTAAAGCGACCAGTGAAAGTAAAACGGTACTGAATGAGAAACAAGCTGCGCTACTGGAGATTTTTGACCAGCTACCAGAAGTCGAACAAACCCGCTTCATTGAACTAGCCAGCAATCGACTTGAAGAGCTTGATAAATTCATGGCTGAATTTCTCAGCAAAAGAAAGATCGAGCCATCCCCCACTAAAGATTGATTCCAACCATACAAGAGGTCGCTTAAGGCGGCCTTTTTTATTGCTTCCCATCGCCAAAAGAACCCACAAAAACAATCATTGAAATAAATTATGTCAAATCTCCGTTGACTGATGACATATTTATTTGTAGTCTGATTTTAGAAAATCAGTCATCAAGGCAGGACGCCCACGAAGTAGCTGCCGGCGGCATACGAATCACCGGATGAGATGGCAGGCATTAACACGCAGCAGGTTCAACGTTCCGCCAGCCTGGCGACAAGGGCAACACAAGAGGATAAATCCATGATCGATTTCGCACGTAAACCAGTGCGGTGTCAGGCCGTACATCTAAATCGCATTGAAGTCATCATTCGACTGATTTGCTACACGCTTGCCCAGAAGGGCGACCCGTCTGCCGACCAACAGACCGTAGTTCGTTAATAACGAGTTTGACCAATGGCTGTTGCCAGCATCAGTAAGGAAGTGACTATGGAGTTTGGAATGAAACGTGTGGTGGCATCTGTTCAGGTGGTTGCCATCCTCAACAGGATTTACAACGGCAGTCCGGTTTCCATCGCATCAATCAGCAAGGAATCAAAGCTGTCTGTGTCTTACCTCGAGCAGATTTTCTCGAAGCTGCGCAGCAGTGAAATCGTCACCAGCCAGCGTGCCGCTGGTGGCGGATACCACCTTAGCAAAACAAACCCCAGCGTGGCTGACGTCGTTCGCGCCGTTACTCACACGCCTGATTCATTTGAGCCTGTGCTGAATGCTCTGGAGTGGGTCCCCGTCACACAGCTGGTGCAGGGAAAATCCCCTACCCCATAAAGCACAAAACCCGCGCAAGGCGGGTTAAGTACCCGGTCAGCCGACCAAAGCTTTCCGGAACGAGTTTTGACCAATAACCACTACCTTAGGCGGCGATCATCAGCTGCCGGGTATCTTACAATCCAATGGAGCCCGAACGCAATGTTAACGTATGCGTATCTTATTAAAGCCAAAGCTAAAGCAACTGAGGCAAAAAACCTGTTTTGCTGGTTCTCTGCGAAATCAGATTCCCGTGCAGAACGCGAAATCCTCAATATTCTCGAAGACAACGATATTGCCGTCGGTCGTGGCGCCGACTATCAATTACCTGTCCGCACCAACTGGTTTGTTGTTGACGATCTTCCTGAGGAAAGCACACTTGATGACACATGGTGCGATCGTTACGAACTGGCAGAAGACCAGCAAACGTGGCAACTGAAACAGAAGCCGGATAATGAAAATCTGGAGGCTTCCAGCCAGCAAAAACCTGAAACCTCCAGTGCCAATGTACCCACCAGCGATGCACCAACGTTGCTCCGCCCCATATCTCGCCTGCGCCTGTCTCAGCGACTGATTGCGCACCTGGTCAATAACACTGAAGAGAAGGAAATCAGTGAAGCGCAGCACATCCAGATCGGACAAATGGAACTGGACGAAAATGATCTCTATGTACAAAACCTTTTACTGGCCGTTGCGAATGTGCCGTCGGTGAAAGAGCTTTCTGCTCATGTTGAGTGGAAGCTGGCAAATGCAATAAAAGAAGTCTTTGACCATGAGCAGGTCTATACCGTTGCTACATTTGAGCAATTTATTTCCGAATGGATTGAAGAACCAGAAAAGCGGGCCCTTACCGTTCAGGAGTGGGTTAATGATAAGAAAGCACGAGTTGCGGGTGATGAGCATGCCACTCCACCTGTAGCGCCAGAGCTTATTACCGTTGCGACTCTGCCGCTACGCCAGCGCCTCTTAGCTCACTTTATTTCTGAAGAATATGCTTACCATATTGACACTGAACAGAAGAAAACCATTCAGGAACTTGAGCTGGATGTGGATAACAGCTACGTGCAAAATCTGCTGCTTGCCGCCGAGAATGTAGAACCATTCAGGAAAGCGCCAGAGATAGATATCTGGAAAATTGTCAGCGCGCTAAAAACAATTTTCCCGGTTGATGGCAAACGAGTAGAACTGTCTACCGTCATTCACTTCTTTAAAACCTGGTTCAATACTGAACACATTGACCGTGGATTGCTGGTTAAAGAGTGGTGTAAGGGCAATCGTGTGTCGCAAATTCAGCGCACTGACTCCGGAACCAACGCTGGTGGTGGCAATAAGACTGATCGCAATACCGATTATGCTCATACACTGGATACGCTCGACGTTGAGATTGCGCTGGCCACTCTTCCAATGGATTTCAATATCTACGACATCCCGGGTGGGGTCTACCGCCGGGCAAAAGAGATCGTCACCAAAAAAGAGAGTCCTTTTAAGGAATGGTCGGAAGCACTGCGAAAAAGCGCTGGCATTCTGGACTATTCGCGAGCCGCTATCTTTGCGCTTATCCGCGGTACATCATCCGAACTGGTTAAATTTCCTGGTCGGCTGCAGGCCTATATCAACGCAAACCTGACAGAAAGCAACCATGAAACACCATGCCAGGAAACCCTGCTGGCGGCTGGTCACGTACCAGAAAAAAGCTGGGAAAACGAGATTAACGAGAAAGTCACAGTTGAACAGAAGGCAATAGCCGAACAGCCAGAAATCGCCAACATGGGCAACGGTGTTTTCTCCATTGATGGCCTGATGGGGAACCAGCAAGCGCCAGCGCTTTCTGTCGTAGACCAGGTACGCCAGCGCGCCGTCGAAGAAAAATTACATCAAGCCAATACCGAGGAAACCACCAGCGATGTGCAGATGGAAGCAACTGACAACAACGAAATCAAAGCTAATCCTGAAGTGTATCAGAGCGAAACAGCAGTTTTGCCAGTTAAAAGCGCTGATGCAACTGGTGATACGTCAGCTTCCCTGAATAATGAACCCGTTCACCATATTGATACGGCTCCCCTGAACGCTTTTTATACTCACCTGATGGTTGATATGGAAACTATGGGCAACAGTCCTGACGCCCCAATAGTCTCTATCGGCGCTGTATTTTTTGATCCTTCAACTGGTAACACTGGAGCCGAGTTTTACCAGGTTGTCAGTCTGGAGTCATCGATGTCATTTGGCATGAAACCGGATGCGTCAGCGATTCAGTGGTGGTTGAAACAATCATCTGAAGCCCGCTCTGCAATTCTGGTTGATGAGGCCATGGGGCTGCGTGAAACCCTTGAACTACTGGCTGACTTTATTGCTGAAAATGCTGCTAACGGTAGTCACACTGTTCAGCTGTGGGGTAATGGATGCTCGTTTGATAACGTCATTCTCCGCCGCGCATACGCGTTAATAGATACCCCCTTCGCAGTCCCGTTCTGGAATGACAGGGATGTAAGGACCATTGTTGAACTGGGCAAATCTGTCGGTATCAACCCACGCTACGACATCCCGTTTGAAGGTGATCTGCATAATGCGCTTTCTGACGCCCGGCATCAGGTCAAATACGTATCTGCAATCTGGCAACGTCTGACCGCAAACTGATTATTGAATATCAACCAATGCCAGCTGTTGCGCGTATCGTAATAGCTGGCTATCGCGAGTGATGGCTATGAGTGAACAATTTCTGATACCGCTGACAGAATGGAAAGCCGGTCGCTTTGGTTTTGTAATTACCAATACCACGCTGGTGAAATACGGCAAGCTGGGCTACATAAACCCGAAACCGGAAAAAATTTGCGGGCGCTGGTGTGTAGATCGCAATGCAGTTTATGTCGGCCCCGGCGCTGTCGGCGTGGTGCCAGAAATTCATGATGACGATGATGACGCGCTAAAGGAGATCCTCAATCATGTCGCCAAGGCCACGAAAAAATAGCATCTCCATTCCCGGGCTTTATGCCCGGTTTGATCGCCGAACCGACAAAACCTATTACCAATATAAAAACCCAGTAACCGGAAAATTTCACGGACTCGGAACCGATAAAACCAAAGCAGAAAAAATAGCGGTCATCGCCAATCAGCGACTGGCTGCGGCAGAAGCTGATTATTTCCTGAAAAAAATCGATGAAAAGCCATCATTAAATAAGGCGCGCGGGATCAGTTTAAAGGCGTGGATTGTTCGCTATGAAAAAGTGCAGCGCACACGTGTAGACAACGGTGATCTGTCAGAAACCCGACTCAAAGAAAAAATGAGGATGGCTAATCTTTTGGTTGGTCGACTTGGTAATCATCCGTTGCGTAGTCTGGAAGTCAGGGATTTTTCCCTGATACTGGAGGAATGGCTCGATAAGGGGCAGGCCAGCACAGCGCTAAACAATCGCGTGGTGTGGGTGGATATTTACCGCGAAGCACAGCATGCCGGTGAAGTTCCTCCTGGCTGGAATCCTCCGGAGGCGACGCGAAAACCGGTACCGAAAGTGACCCGGGCACGACTCAGCATCGAGGACTGGCGGGCCATATTCAATGTTACCCCTGAAGGGCATTACAACAGGAACGCCATGCTTCTCGCCCTAGTTACCGGCCAGCGAAGAGAGGATATTGTCAGAATGAAATTTTCTGATGTGTGGGACGGTCATTTGCATGTCATTCAGGGTAAAACAGGTATGCGCCTGGCGTTACCCCTGTCACTTCATTGCGATGCAGTGGGCATGACGCTCAAAGAGGTCATTGCCGGTTGTCGCAACAAGATTGTTAGCCCTTACCTGGTTCACAGCCGATTGCAGAAAAAAGGCCAGCCAATGAGCAAAGACAACCTGTCAGATTATTTTGCGGATGCCCGGGATCTTGCGGGAATTAAGCCACCAGCTGGGAAAACGCCAACGACATTCCACGAGCAACGCTCGCTAGCCGAACGACTGTACCGCGCGCAAGGGATCGACACCAAAACGCTGCTGGGCCATAAAGTGCAGGCAACAACAGATCGCTATAACGACACTCGTGGACAGGAATGGCTAAAGCTAGTCATTTAA